GTGACTAATGCCGCTAGAACAGTTTCTATCGATGTAGTTAGACTTTTTATCCAGCATAGCCAGATATCGATCATTAAGGCGAAGGTTGGTCAGCTTGTTGCCACACATGGGACAAGTTAGGGAGTCGTCCATACAGAAATATATAACGTCTGGAAAATGTAGTAATATCAACGCATATCTTTTAGTTCTTTTACCTACGCAGAGAATGGGTGACCCATGGACTTGTTTGAGAAAATTGATCAATTCGAAAAAATGGCAAACGAGCTAGCTGACCAACTTGAAGAGGGTATGGCTCAAGATGCTGAAACTATTGAAGAATATACTACTCAACAGCTGGAGCGTCGTACTTCTGCCAAGAATAGAATGAAGAAGCTATCCACCCTATTGAAGCGTTAAATAAAGTTAACAGTCATTTCTTATCGGCTTGAATTCTGCGGAGTTTGAGCCGATTTTCTTTTTAGGAGAACAAAAGGTAAATTTTAATCTTGTTACACAGTTTAGGATAATCGGAAAAGTCAGGCTCAAAATAAAACGGCAGTCTTTGGGGGTCTACTATGGCTGCTAGTTCATCTGGCGCTGATTTTCCAATACTCATATACTTATTGTTTAGGAACAGCCCGACAGATAGTAAAGGCGACATCGACAGGGTGAACGCTACTCTTGACAATATGTCCTTTTTGAACACAGGATGATTTAAATCCACCATGCAACTGAAAATATGATCTGCGCGGAGACGACAATTTTTGTACATAATTACGCTGTTGTATTGGTTGAATGTATTAGTCAGTGGGTCACCACAGATGGGACAATTAATAGGTACGTTCATTTTAACTAAAAAGTAGATAAATCTTAATCTTGTTACATAATTTAGGATAATCGGAGAAGTCGGGCTCCACGTAAAATGGCACTTCTTCAGGATCATTTAGAAGTGCTCTATTGTCCGACGCCGATCTATCAACACTCATAAACTTACCTTCAGGATGAATTTCCACAGAGAGCAGTGGCGACATGGACAATGTAAAAGCCACCCTATCCACTACATCTCCGGTTCCGGGTCCATTAAAGTTGTTTAAGAAGACGGCACAACTAAAAATGTGATCTGGACGGAGACGACAATTTTTATAGACTACGTCATTTGTGGCGGCGTTGAAGGTATTTTGCAACGGATGATTACAGATAGGACAATTAATAGGTATTTCCATGTTCATTAGCTAAAAAGTAAATTTGATTATTTAACCTTACGATTTTTTATATTTCTAATGGTATTAGCACTGACACCATATACATTAGCAAGTTTTCTGCTACTCAAGACGCTTTGCTGTATTTCTAATATCTGCTCCGCAGTTAATTTCACACGTAGTTTGCCAGTTAATGTGTTAGCAATTTTGTTCTTGTGCTCTTCTGTTAAAGATTTTCCTAAATTAGCAAGTGATAAATTCAATCTGTGCTCTTTAGTAAAAGGTTTTTTAGGTTTACCGGTGTGTGCCGCGGACATTTTTTCTCTGGTTTCTGGGCTAACTTCTTTACCTATATGCGCTGCAGACATTTTTTGTCTAGTTTCGTCAGTGTACTTTTTACCCTTGTGGGCTTCTCCTATCTTTTTCTTCCACTCATCGTTTTTAACCATACCGGTTCGTGTTTTAGACATTTTCAATTTTGTTTCTTCAGTATGATTAAAAGTTAGTCCGGTATGAATTTCAGCACACCTTTGTTTTTGAAACTCCGATTGTTTCTTACCATACATGGGTTGCCGTTCTTTGGGAAGACCTCTATTCCAGGCAGGATCGCCTCCGGGAGCAATATTATATCCCTTTTCCGAATTGCGACTATCATATTGTGCAATCAATAATTTTTCAGCTTCATCGGCACCGTTTTGTGTCCAGGAAGACGCAATCACGTCATAAGAAAAATTATCAATTCCGTGCCTAGCCATGGCTCGGTGTATGTATTGAATTGGTTTTTCTAATTTTGCATAGGCTCGGTGCTGTGACCAACGTTCCTTGGGACGTACTGTCTGTCCAATATAAACTTTATTGTCGAGCATGTTAATGATTTTATACAAATAGTATATTTTGTGTTCCATAGAACCTCCGTATACTATATATCAGATTATTCACATCAGCTGAATAAGTTATATATTTTAATTTTTTCGACTAAAGCATCGACGCTCTGAATTCTAATAGGATCAAACTGAGGCACTTTGAGGTTCATCAAACTATCCAATAGTTGCTCTAGCAGATCAGTGCCGGCGCAACGTCCCAATCTGAAAGTCGCTTCGCCGCCTCCTATCCTAGCTGACATGTGATAAAATTTATCATTACGTAGGTATCTAATATTTTCTCTACCTGGACCCATCATGTATGTCTGACTTACTTCAGTGTCAATTACTGGAAATAAGTAAAAATTATAGAAATGAATTGATTCTCGCACCATACTTATGGTGGTGGCAGTCGTTTCAATTTCGACTGGAATATTTTTACTTTTCGCGCATTCTGAACATCGGCGTAAAATGTGAACCGTATTGTCCAATATCTTCCTCAAAGCCTTTTGGCTATCATCGATGAGATAAGTGCCATCATGCAGAAAGACAGCTCCCTGGTCGGGTGCCTGACCTCTCAAATGTAGAAAGACGCCTGCCGGCAAAGTCTTGATACTCATCTTAGTCCTACCACCCTTAGGAAGGTCTGCGGTATACACTAAGCTTTCCATAGGCAAATCATGAATGAGACAGATTTTACGATAATCAAGTAATTCTTGAAAGTTCATTTTAAATCCAGGTTATGAAAAAAGTGCGTAGGTGTTCAATTTATCGATCAATTTTTGTTTGTTTCCCAGCTTATACTTGGGTAGTAGTTTCATCTCAAAAACCAAATCTGGTCCCGAAACATTGGGGGCGGTGTAGGTACGCACCGTACCAATAGATTTTTGCTTATCGAAATCTGATCTTAATTGGTAGCGTCGGTTTTTATGAGAGATAAGAAAATTTTCATAACGAATGGTGGTGGGACTGACCACACCATTAAATGTTTGAAAATCTAAATTTCTACTAGAAATACTAGAATCACAGCCAACACAGTAACAAATGAGAAATAATTTTCTTTTAGCGAGATAGTCTGAGAAGCTAACGTTATCTGAAGTAACTAATTTGTTGTTACGGTGGTAAATATATATTTTGAGATTAGCACGATATCGGATGCTTAAATCTACTTCTGTATATTTATCAGTCACGATAGTCATAGCTGTATTAGCCCAAGTGCAATCGGGAAATAGGGCATCTTGACCGTTTCCGTTAAATCCAAATTTGAAGGTCATAGTATAACCGCACACGAAACATGGACTACAGTAATGGATAAAATCCTTGACAAAGAATTTTTTGTGTTCCATTATTTAATATGGCTCCAACTTCGTCCGGCTCGTATATTCCTGATAGCCCTTTCTTTGACATTATATTTTAGAGCTATATCCCAGGTACTGACTCCGCCCGACAACAATATTTTAATTTCTCTGACATCATTTTCAGTTAATTTAGCGCTGTTATTATTTTCTCCTACATGTTTGCCAGTATGTGCAGCAGACATTTTACTCTTGGTATTTTCCGAAATTTCTTTACCAAGTTGGACTGCTGATATTTTTGCTTTAGTTTCTGGTGTGCGCTTTTGTCCTTTGTTGGAATCGGAAATTTTCCTTTTAATCTCGTCACTTTTAGGTTTTCCATAATTGTGATTTTTTTCGCCCATTACAGCTTCAGACATTTTTCTTTTAGACTCCTCTGTATGAATAAGTCCTGCCACGCCTTCACCACCATCTGTGAGATTGTAACCAAATTGGTTTCCGTATTTAGAAATATTGGTTTTATGCTCAGCTATCCAAAATACTTCCCCGCTCAAAGCTTTTTCGTCCGATTCATACTCTTCAATGATAGAAAATTCAAAATTATCCTCACCATATTTATTAATAGCTCTGTGGATAGGACACGAATCTTTTTTATATTTGGCAGCCGTTAAGTGATCGTGCCACCTTTCGTCAGGATTACACGTTTTACCGATATACAATTTGCCATTGACTAAATTTTTTATTTTGTAAACGCAAAACATCATTCGCTCGCATTCCGCCTCAAATATGCTAATATAAATTCTTGAATATCACCATCTAATATGGCGTTAGCGTCATGGCTTTCGTACCTGGTTCTATGATCTTTTACTAAAAAATACGGAGTGAGTGTTACCGTGCGGATCTGCGAGCCGAAAGAGACATCAGAAAAGGAAGAAACCAGTTTCTCTTTTTCAGCCTGTTTCTTTTTCATTTCAATTTCGTATAATTTAGCCTTTAACATTTTCATAGCGGTACGACGGTTGGCATGCTGATCACGCTCCGTGCGCACGAAGATAGCTATACCGGTAGGAAAATGTTTGAGTCTGACAGCGCTAGCCACTTTATTTTGATTCTGACCACCCGGACCACCAGCGGTCTGAGCCGTAAATTCAATATCTTTTTCTTCTACCCTAATATCAATAGTATCCTCAATATCAGGAGTGACTGCGACTGCCGCAAAAGAAGTTTGTCGAGCATCACCTGCATTGAAAGGTGAGTTGCGAATCAAGCGATGCACGCCCGATTCGCCTTTAAGGAAACCATAAGCGTAAGGACCTTCCATACGAATAGACACCGAATCAATACAAATAGAACTATGTTCTTCCGAACGTTTTTCATCCAATATTTCTGTCTTGTAGCCACGAGCGTCGGCATAACGAACATACATGCGTAGCAACATACTCACCCAGTTAGCAGCTTCTAAACCGCCTGCTCCCGCACTGATACTAAGGATGGCAGCACTATCATCTATCGGATCCTTCATCATCTGCTTAAACTCTAAATCGGATAATTGAGAATGTAATATAAAGAGAGTAGTGCCTTCCTTCTCTATTTCGGCAACATCTATCTCCGCCAGTTCAGTATAAAACTGTATCTGATCTCTGAACTGAGTCATGATCTTGATCAGTTCAGATAACTTACTGCGCTCTCTCATGATAGCAGCAGCCCCACGAGGATCAGACCACAGACCAGGACCGTTAAGCTGTTCATCAATTTCTGACAAACGCTTTTGATACTGGATAAGGGGTATCATCCCTTCCAGGACAACCAGTTTTTCCTGGCAGGCTTGTAGTGTTTGCAGTGTATCCATAAGTTCTCACTAATCCGACAAACCGAGATGCTGTTTTAACTCCAAACAACTAGGGTTTTAATTCTAGTTAGCAACTTTTTCTGCCCCATAGCATTCCAATCCAAAAGAGGATAGGTAATAGGAAGTGCACCTTCATTATCACGTGTATAAATGTTAGTTTTTTCCCATATGTAATCATTTTGTATCCATAAGCTACCCATCACAAAACTCTCATAAAATAACTCGAGTGGTTTGATCACATATTCTGTAGACTCTAGTTCAGTCACATATTTTTTAGACTCTGGTTCAACTACCTGGAAAGCCTCACTCACTACCGTGTAACTATACTTACACTTACAATATAGCTGCACATGAGGAAATAGGGATAAGAAAACATTTTTAGCTAACATGTTGTCAATACTAGGCGTATCACTATTCTCGGGGACAGAAAAAGTCAAGACATTGGTATTCACGTTTATCCTGGCTTTAACTTGTAAGTCAAATATAGCAGTAGTATGTTGAAAAGAAAAATCTACCGTATCATCTTTAATTGGGGCGCTGACCACAGGCAATTCGTTAAAAGAACCCAGAAACTGTGTTACGCGATAACACAAAGGTTCGCCACAGAAAAAACAAACCTTTCTGCAATCCAGAAAATCTGCAATATTTGAATAAAAATTTGACATATCTTAAGTGAAGATCAATAGATTTTTGACACGTTTCAGAGTTTTGGTGGGATCATTTCGGTCTAGTGGGAGAAGAGGAAATTGTTGTGTAATCTGGCGGACAGCGTTGGCGCCAATCACGGGTGGAGAAAAACGAGAATATACCGTCAGCTTGGTAGTGTAGATATTTTTCAATTCCCATGCCTCGCTCATACGGTCAGCCTGGAAAATTACCCTCTCCGAGTTGAGAATAATTTCTTTCATAGCTACAGGTTGTAAAGCAACAATAAGCTGCAGCGTATAATCATATTTCTGGCACGCCCTACATTTAGCTGTCAATGACAAATACCGATGTCCCGAAAGTGGCGGTGGCGATCCCGCACTGGTATAACCAAGACTTGAGGTTACTGTTTGGTTATCATTTTCAATATTAATTTCTCTTTCAACATGGTTAGTTTGTGTATTGATTCGAAAAATATCTGCATACCCTGCCCCTCTCAGAGTATAAGTAATGGTAGAATAACCATGGTCTTCAGCATACCTATCATATTCAAATGACAACCCGGCACCGTAAGTTGGTGAGGTATCTAAATTGTCCAAAGTTGCCATACCGTAATTACACAATAAGCATCTGGGAATATGATCGAACGCTTCTTGAATGCAACGAAATTTATCAAACATCAGGTCGTACTACTACTGTTGGAAGAATCATCTTCATAAAAATCAGCAAACACTTGGGCAGTTAAACCAGCATCAATCAAAATCGGGCGATCATCTTTGGTTCCCCAAGAGGAAATTCTGGCGATATCGCCCGGCATCAGCTTGAAACGTTCCCCAACTCTTTTCATCTCTTTGTATACTTCTGAATCTGATACTCTATCAAAATTCTTAGGTTTAGTTAAATCTTTATTATCCGACACGTTTTTCAATCCAAAACGAATTGCCTCATCAAAATCAGAAAACGGGATGCCAGTCATTTCTTCAAACTGCTTGGTGGTAATCTTATCCAAATAACAGGTTTCTATCCAAGCATAATTAGTGGCATGTCCCAGAATCTCATTAAGAAATTTAGATTTCATCTCGGGGTTAGCTTCGGCTTTGTTCTGAGCGATGCCCTTATCGTTTTTAGCTACTTTAACGATGGTCTTACCCGGTGTCAAGTAGACGATGCGCGAAGAACCGGAACTCAAGTGCGTGAGGTTTTTCTCCGCATACTGCTTACGAGCATTATAGGTTTCAAGTTTTGCTAAGTTAGATAAAACTGTCTTAAGTTCCTTGGAATCGGCGGGCAATTCCTCCGAAGTAGCCAAAGAATGGAACATATTAGCGAATCTTAACAACTTATTGGGGTGCATGGTAAAATACAAACTTATTAGGTGAAGATAATCAAATTATTAAGCCTCTTAGTGGTTTCTTCTTTAGAGACAAAAGGAATCAACGGAAGATTTATATAAGTACCACGCACATTACGTTGATGAGCGTAATTAAAAGACTCAGACAATCCATCTTCTTTCCAAAAACCTAGTAGTGTTCTACCGGTAGACATATTATTAATCAACTGATAGGATCTAATATTAGTGTGTTCGTTATTCAAAGTGTGTTGTAAACAATAAATTTCGTAATCAAATATTATAGGTTGCACCTGCCGCCCCAAAATTAGATTAAATTTTTTCGAATAATATGCATATCTAACGCACCTAGAACATGTTTTGTAAAATTCAAATATCCTTAAACTGTTGTGTAAAGCTACACAACGCGAAATCAGATCACAAGAAATAATATTCTCAAAATGAGTTCCCCCTTTGGTATAAAATTCTACATGAAACTCGGGTTGTTCTAGTTTGAAACAATATTTTACTTTGTAGGTTTTATCTACAGTGGGTTTAAGTGGTAGCAAGTCGAAACTAACAAACAGACAATCGTTATCAATTTCAATAAATTGTTTACGACTGGAGTGAAAATTAATTTTCATTCTAGCATCGCACAAAGGGCAAAAAGTTTTGTAAGAAAAAAAATCTCCCAGATTCATTCAATTCCTAAAATTAAAAAGCTAGTAATCACGGATATATAAACGGTATGATACACGAAAAAAGATGCGTAAAATGCGGTTCAGCTGGTCCATTCAGCAAGGATAAGTATAACTCGGATGGTCTAAACAAACGATGTCGGTCTTGTGTTTCCGAATATTCCAAAAAATATTATCGTAAAAATTACGCTGCGAAAATCAAAGACAAGAAAAAACAGTATAAGCAACAGAATGCTGAAAAAATTATCACGGCAAATAGATTTCGCATTTACGGTATAACACAACGAGAGTTTGATAATATCTTAAGCTCACAAAATGGTGCCTGTAAAATATGCAAAATAAAATTAACTCTTAGCGGTACAAGCGTTACTCGAGCTTGTATAGATCATTGTCACAAAACTAATATAGTAAGAGGCATATTATGTCAGCAATGCAATAAAGGAATCGGTCATTTTAACGATAATCCAGAGCTAATGAAAGCGGGAGCGGATTATTTGTTGTTAGCACAACAACGCCCCGAAGTCTCGTACCAACTAAAGGTTGGTCCGTGAGCAGTTGTCATTGGGCGCGAAGCATTTCGTACATGCCAAATATGTCCTCCCTTTAGACCTGATACATAAGGACTACCACTTTCATTAATAACAAATTCGTCTACATTTCCTGCCATATCATAAACTCCATAGTCGCTATGACACTCTGATTTGGAACCAGAGGGTACAAGTAAACTGCGAAGTTTTTTTGCCGTTTCATCATCTGGTTTTTTAGCTTTAAAAACATCAATACCACCAGGTATGTGACGATCAAAATTACATATATTATTATCACGATGGAATCCATCTCCATATGGTAATGGGTGCATATTTGGTCCTTCGGCCGCCAGCGTCCATTCGTGCGAAAAACACATTCTCTTTCCGACACTTTCACATGCTCTTTTCACATCGAAAAAAGACATCCAGTCTTGGGGGATTTGACCTTCTTTATTGGGCCATTCGTATTTATCCATACAAAAATGCATATGCACTTTTTTGTCTGATTTACACAGGGTGGGGGCTTGAAATTCCCCGCAAGCCCAGGTGGGGTCGGCTGGTTTATTCTCGCGCTTACCGCTCATGTCCACGTTATAGAGACACTTTTGCTCCACGTCGGGACAATAGTCGCCCTCTATCTCCACCATGTCACTGGGACAGGCGTTGATGCGCTGCAAATTCTGTGCCACCCCAGCATCACTTTCATTTTCTGTAGATTGGGCGGATGATGTGGCGCTAATTATTCCTGCAAATAAAACGGTTAGAATTGATGAGACAATTTTCATGGTTGTGTACTACCTCTAACAAACCATTATAACCACCATCATTCTCGATGCAAGCCAAAATAAAATGACCGTGAATTGTGATCCACGGTCATAAGCGAAGGTGTTCAATTTCGTCGAATTTACACTCACCTGACGAGAGGTGCTTGCATCACTACCTCATGAACTTAAGTTGTTTTATTTTCTGCCCAGAGCGGCATTTACTAATTCTTGAAGGTTACCCACGTTTACATGATTTTGACGAGCCCATTGTTGTAACCTGCTTAAAGTATCTCTTCCTAGTTGACCATCTTGGGCAATTGGACCTAATTGTCCACTCTCTATTTCTGGTCTAAAAGCGGTATTCAAAAATCTTTGTAACATGTTAACAGTATTGGAATCTGGAGTGTAAGCGGCTGGCGCTGGAGCACCTTTTTCTTGGACAGCGGGGGCATTTAATTCCTTTGACATCAAGATCGATTGATCTCTATCTACTGGCGCTGCATCATTAGTTGGAGGCATTATGGTGCGAGGTAACACATTAGATTCTTGCGGTCTAAAATACTTGTCCCACAAACTTGGGGTGTGTTGCACGCCTCCAGCGGGAACGTTTGGACCCATGTAAACATATTGTCTAGTGCCGCCTGGTTGAATATTCGGCACCCAATTTTTTTCATTTCCTCTGGGATCATTTGGTTCATCATAAATACGCCATGGTGCTGGATCGGTAACGGGCGACTCTTGGGCTAATGCCTGCAAGAAAGATCGACGATCCCCATATAGGGCTAATCTTTCGAAGGTAGTGGCTTTTTTGAGTAACGTATCGGCTTTAAAAGACATCAGGGCACCTTTGTGTGGATACTGTTAGACATACTTCAATATTACCATAGAAATCATCACTTTCCGTGTCTAATTCTTGTAATACCATCTAATAAGTTTTGTTTGGATGATAAAGGACGTAAATTGGAGAGTGCCCAACATTTCTGAAAATCTTCGTCACTCATAGACAGGTAAACAAAACTAGAGTGCGGAACAATATGATCAATTTGCCAGGTCCAGGTGGTAGGATCGTTGTCGTTCCAAGCTTTTGCATCATACTTACCCCAATTATTCCATGTCATCCAAGGTTCGAATTGCTGTTCGAGATGTTGTTTTAATTCTTCTAAGGAGTATGGTAAGTAGTTCGTAATAGAGGCGCCACCTTTATTTTTACCACCACTCCTAATAAAATGTCTTATCGAAGTGGCAATATTCTTCCTCAATTTGAACATAGT